CAATAACATCATAACCACCACTTAATTCTATTCTATCGCCTTTGGTTAACCAATTTAAAGACTTAGACGAAGCCCTTTCATCTATAGATGTATCCTCAATAGTATTAATTAATCCTTTATTAAATTCTGATAAAACAAATTGTCTCATATTTACAAGTTATTTAATTTCTTTTCGTTATAAGGTGTACGTATAGATTGATAATTAATAGTTTTAAGTCTACTATCCCAAGTTTCCATAGATGCTAATAATTTTTCAAATCTAATATTCCATCTATCGTCCCAAGCTCTACTTTTTTCTCCTGCGTCTGACGGATAATATAATTCTGCCATTTGATAAGCCAATATTTTATGAAAATTACTAGGAAAAGACCAACTATCATTGATTCCTAAATCAGAACTTTTACTAATATAATTAAGATAAATAGTACTAATATTTAAACTTGTCCCAGTTAAACCTATTTTATTATTAGCTAAATCTAAAAAAAAACCATCAGAATTATTTATCTTAGAGTATCTATCATTAATTAAATATTTATTATATTTATTATCAGAATCATCAAAAACACTACTATCAATATAAAAATCACTAGGTAAATCTCTAGTGTCGGTATACCCTGTCATATTCTTAAAACTTGTCTCTTTTTTAAGTATTTCCCAATCCCTAAGACCCTCAATTTCATTTATAGCGTCGTTTAATAACTCTAATTCATAATCAGAATCCAAACTATCATCTACCATTACTCTAAACTTAGTTATAATTTCTTGTGCTGTCATATTTTTATTATAAAATGCTTATCTTTGCCCCTATAAAGAGGCAAAGTAAATATTCTAAGCTAAAACTGGCGCTGTTGCTCCGTCTACAATATTATATAAATCTGTAGCTACCCAATCACTACCATTCCATTCCAATAAAGCACAATCTCCAACATCTGCAAAAGTAATAGATGTACCACCACTTAAATTACTAGGTGTTAAAGTACCGTCTCCACCGTCAACAATTAGCTGTACTAATTTTTTTTGACCAGTAAAACTACCGTCTGCTAACGTTCCTGCGTTTGCTCCTGTAGTAGTCCAATTAGTTTTGTATTCCGTTACTGTAATTGCACCTGCTCCACTAAGAGCTTGTGGTGTTACAATAAGGTTTTCTTTAATTAATTCCCAAACTGGTGTAGTTGTAGTTCCTACATTTTCATATCGTCCACTTGTTCCAGTTGTAACATTAGTTTTGATAATAATACAACCTTTAGCAAACTTATTTGTTAATGTGAAATTACTAACTGCATATTCTGTTGTTGCCAATAAAATATGACCGTCTCCATTAAAAGTTAATGTTTTAATGGCTTTAGAATTAATTATATTATTAATACCAACTAACTTAAGGTCTCTATTAATTGTTTTAGACATACTTGTTATAAATTAGCTGTATTAATTTTAATATCAACAGAAGCTAAACTACCAGCAGTTGTCATTTTTTTACCATAAAAAGTATATGGTTTAATGTATTTGTAGTTTAATTTTAAAGGTACTGAACTAACCTCTATTTTAGGTTCAATTAATGTAACCATTTGCACACAACCTTTACGACCTGCTAATAAATGTGCTGTTTCTTTGCTCCAACCGTCTGTTCCATCTGTTAAATTAGAACTAACAACTAGATAATCATTACTTTTACTAGCAATAGTTAAAGTGTTAGCTGTATCATCGTTAGTAGCTGTGACATCTTTAATAATTTCACTATCACTACGCTCGTAAATAGAAGGACGAACATCTGAAAAAGCCACACCTGTTGAAGTTGTAGTGCTTGGAGTGTTAAGTAAAGTTTCTAAATTAGCTCTAGTTTCATCTACATTAGCACCAATTAAAACATTACCCGCTGTTGTACCAATAGAACTAACAAAAGTAATAGTAACACCTCCAATAATAATAATATCACCGTTAGTTGGATTAGTAGCTAAACCAAAAACACCTGTCCAGTATGTATGATTTGATACTGCTAAATCTAAATTTAATCTCTTACCAACATATCCATTTTGACCAATTCTATCACCGTCATTCGTTTCTCGTTCACCTAATGAATCAAGCATCATTTGATTGAAAAATGGGTTCATTATAAAAAACCCTTTTCCTCCACCATAACCAGCAATTTTTCTGGCTTTCATTTCAAAACGTTGATCTTCTCCTGTAATACTAATACCACGGTTTTGTAATTTATTATTTATACGTGTAAATACTTGTAATACATTACTTGTATCAAGACTAATAGGATCACCACTTACTCCGCCAAAAGTAGCATCGTCAATAACATTAGAAGCATTCGCAACTTCTGATAAAACATCACCATCTACAGCTTTTACTAAATAAGTAGTAGCTTGGTCTGACCAAATAGAAATCTGGTTAAAATTAGATTGTAAATCATCAAAGCCACTAACTCCAAACGGAGCTGCTTTAATAGTATTAATGTGTAATTGATCTATTCCCTCTTTAATATCAGGCATATTTAAATCAGCAGACCGACTGGTAACATTTTGTACTCTAACAATACCTTGATAAGGAATATCTACTTTATCTCCATGTTTAAATAAAGCGTTTTGCTCTACATTAACAAATAAACTATATACTTGTTGATAAGCCATAAGAACTTGCATTCTTTTAGCCATTCTTGTTTCAAACTTAATTTCGTTTGCCATATATTTTTAACTCCTAAGAAAATTGCTTTATTCTTTGTAAATCTTGCCATTCTATATATTTATCATTACCAAGTTTAATAGCCTCTTCTTCGCTAATATCTTTTAAATCAACATTAACATTAGAACGACTATTACTGTTTTCTATAGAATGTTTATTTTGAAATACATAATTACTTTTATTTATCAAATAAATATCATTAACGTCATAAGTATGATATTTTTCTGTAAAAGCTAAAGTAGCAATATCTGTTTTAATTTTATTAATAAATTCAATACTTGCGTCTGGGTAATCTTTTAGAATTTTAGGTAAAACCTTATCTTCAATATCATGAGCAACACTTGTCTTTTCTTCTGCAATCTTTTGTGATTGTAATAAAGATTCAAATTTTGACAAATCAGGGGTTTTAATATTCTTCTGAAAGATACTAAGTAGCTTATTTAGTGATTCTGAATCAGCTCCAACCTCATCAGCATATTTTTTTAATTCGTCGGAAATATTGTTTTCTACATTTATAGTAGATTCATTATTATCCTTTTTTTTCTTTAATTGTTCTTCTAACTCTTTAATTTTTGTTTCGTATTCTACTTGTACCTTGGCGACTGCTTTTTCTTTTTGTTTTTGTGCTTTAGATACAGGCATTGTGTAAATACTTCTTGGGTCCACAGGTTCAAGATTATTATTTTCTTTATCCTCTGGATCCTCTGGTTTTTTTTCTTCTTTTACCTTAGGTTTATCCTCTATAATGGGTTTATTTTGTGGTTTTTCATATAAAGCCCACTCTTCATCAGATATACCTTCTGGTCTTACTTGGCTATTTTCGTTCTCGCCTAGAACTGGTTTTTTGTCCATAGATTTTATAGTTTTTACTAACTTATTAAAGATTTTAACGTCTTGACTGACAAAAAAACTTGTGCCATTAAAGACACAAGTCAAACTCCCAATATAAAGAAATTGCGAAAAAACTTTATATTAAGAGCTAAGCTAATACCCTCAATGTTTCGCAATTTTTTATACTATATTTTATTTTAGTAAATATTTCCTACTTTCAATATATTTCTTAGCATGTTTTTTATAATCATCTCCTTTAAAATCACTTTTTTTATAAATCCTTACTAATTTACCACTTTTATGTTCATAAATTTCAATAGCTCCACCTTTTTCAATACTTTTATATAAAATATTACCTATTTTACTTTTTTGATTATTTTCTGCTGTGTTTTTTGATTTTTCAAACTTATTATGTACTTCTTCGGCAATATCCCTAATAGTGTTTATTTTTTCTGTTATTATATCATCTTTTTTATCTTCTTTTTTTTTTATTAATAAATCATCAGGAGTGGAAGTTGATTCTTTCTTAGTAGTATCACTATTAATAATTTTTTTATCTTTATAATATTCCTGTAGTTTATCTTCTTTATCTTCTGGTTCATTCTCATTTATGTTTTCATTATTATCTTCTGGTTTATCTGTCTCATTCATAATTTCATCTAAGAGACTTTCTTCTTTATTTTTTTCTAACATTAAATTATAATCAACCATTATTTTATTTAATTCTTTTTTACTAGCAGTATCTTCAAATTTAATATCGTTTTCTTTTAATGTTTTTTTTATTTCTTCTTTATTCATATTCTTTAATAAAATTATTTATTTTTTTTATGTTGTTTTTTTGGGATATAAACAACTCATCTAACCACTCCCAACACTCTTTTTGCTTTATTATAACTTTTCTTTCCACTTCTGACAATTCATATTCATTAATTAGCTTATCATTAATATCATCAATGTATAATTTTAATATTTTTCTTAACTCAATTATAGCGTCCGTATTCTCTAACTCTTCAAATAATTCTGCTAGTCTTAAACTTTTAGTAGCAATTTTACAAAAATTAGCTCTCTCTGGATTCTTATCGGATATTTCTTGTAATGTCATATTTTTTTACGTTAAAGCATTAGTAATATTAGAAGAACGTTGAATTGTTCCTGCTGTTGTACCTTGTGGTATAGTTTCGGCTGGGTTAGCTCCGTTCTCAAACGGCTGTGCTAATTGTTCTTGTTGTTCACGTTGTGTTTGTTCTTTATTACCTAAACTAATATTACCGCTATCTATATTTAATCCTTGTTGTGATTCAACTCTTCTTAATTCACGTTGTTGATTCTCAATAACAATTTGTTGATGAGCTTTTAAATAAGCTAGTAAATCATTATTAGATTGTTTTATTTTATTATCTACCCCTATTTGGTTACCTTTACTATCTAATAAAACCCAATCTAAGTTTTCTATAGTATAATCTAATATCCTTTGTAAAAACGCTATATTAGCACCTCTGTTTAATTTAACATTTTTATGTAATAAAATATCTTGTATTGCCTCGTCTGCCTCTTGCATTAATTCACGGTTAGGATCACCATCTTTATCCATTATTGACATAATTTCATCTTCCGTAAAATCACTACTAAGTAATAACGTCCTTAATGTTTGTTTTACTCCTAATTCTTTTGCAAATAAAGGGTTATTAATAATACTCACTAAAGTTTTAGTTTTATTTTTATTTTTAATTTCATTTAATTCTATCTCAGAACTACCACCACCAACAATAATGTCATCAACATCATCAACATCTTTAAGCTCTATTTTGTTAATTTCTCCCCATTTAATACCTTTTTTTCCTAACATTTCAACTGCTTTTGTTTCTGTTAAATGTTCTTTTAACCCCCAAAAAAACCTATAACCTTTTTCTCCGTTACTTTCAGAATATGCTTTATTAATTATCCCTATTCTGTCAGCTTCTTTCTTCATTTGTCCGTAATAAACACCCACTTTTATATCTTTATCATCAACTCCATTTCCACTTGTTCCAGTTTTTGAATTCATGAAATTATTAAGAAATTCTACTAAATTAATAGTAGCCGAAATTTCTGGTGTTTCAAGCGTTATTATTCTTGGGTCTTTATTAGGATTAGTTACAATAACATTATCAGGAATATATTGCATTAATTCGTTAACATTTGGGAACGCATTACCTTTAACAATACGCATAGGTCTATTTCTTCGTTGTGTATTATCTATAGCTTGATTAAGTAATACTTTCATTGCTTCAGCTACTGGTAGAATATCATCAGCAGGTGTTTTATCCCAAAATAAACTAGCATTACCGCCGTTAGTACTCCACGATACATAAGGGATTTTATTATTACCAAATAAATCAACCAAATATTCCGCCCTTACACAAATACCGCTTTCAATCTCAAATAATAAATAATATTTTTTACCGTTATAATCCATACAATGTTGGACTAAATCGTAAACTTCTTGCCCAACATACGCGTTTTTATCAGGAGTTAAACCCAATAATTTCATTCTATCAAACTTATAGCGTTGCTCATTGTCTGTCTTTTCTTCCCCTCCACTACTTAGAAGAGCATTAACATTATAATTATCATAAACGCCAGCTTTAACCATATCTAATAAATATGCTTTAGTTTTCCAAATACCAGTTTCTCCACAATATGCCATATCATCAAGATGTCCTTTTGTTCCCTCGCAATAAAAATTGTAATGATCAATAACATTATAATGACTTTTATATTTATTATTAATACTGTCTGCGTAAATACTAGAAATACCACGACCACTCAATAAAGCAAATTTCTTCTCTTCTCTATCTTTTCTATCCCAACCAGCACGTAAAGAAGAACTTTCTATTTTCCACATACTACTTACTTTTTCTGACAAGCTATCCCTGTTTGGAATTTTAAAACTAACCGTTGGTTTATTATCTATTTTTGAATAAATATCATCAATAAGCCCTGACATTATAGGAAAAGGGATATTAATACTACCGTCTTTTAATTTTATCGCTTTATTATAGTATAAAGATTCAATCTTTTGAATTGTTTCCATTCTCCCCTTTTTTATATTTTGTCCAGCCTCTAATTGTTTTCTAGCAATAGTAACTAAAGTATTGACAAGATTTTTATCTTTTATCATATTTTTTTTTAATAACAAATTTTTTAAATCTTCGCCATTTTTTAGTGTCAAATATCTTATTTTCTATAATAAAAATTTTTCTTAGAACTTTTGCTTTTTTTTGATTCATATTACTTATTTTTCTTAAAAACATCTATTCCAAAAATATCCTTAAGTGTATCTTTAACATTTGTGTTATCTTTATCATTTATGTTAACTTTTTCTTTTGTTTTTATATTTTCCAATTTAAACAATAAATCTTTTAAGTTTTTAGAATAATCCATAAAATTAAATTCCATAGTCTGTTAAATATTCTCTTTGTGTTTTTTGTTTTTGTACATTATATTGTTTTATAATCAAACTTGATTCTGACGGCAATAAACATTTACGCATTTGCCAAGCTATAGCTAACGCTATAATTAAATCAAAATGTCTAGTAATTAACGCTACATCTACATGTTTATATACTACATCATTTCTAGTAAAACTTTTAACTTCATTAATTAAATCTTTATCGTTTAATATTATCAATCCGTCATTTATAGCAGTAGATAACTCACTTAACATTATATTTTTAGTTAATGAGCTAGTATTCCACCCGTAATTCTGTACATTTATATCATCTCTTTTATCGGTTTCTTTTTTATGTATAAATAAATTAACACCTAACTGTTTAAGTATAGCCACAGTACCGTTACCATGATTATTAAGCTCTGGGGCTGTTATACAATTACCAAACTGATTTACTTGTCGCTGTATCTCATAAGCGAACACATCAGGTTTAATTGTATTATCTACATAAGTAGCTACAACTTGAGCGGGATAAGTAGAAAAATCAATAATAACAGTAGTAGAACTATCTAACCCAACACCACCCGCTATATCATGCCCTGAACCATATTGATGACTAGGATTATATTTTCTGTATATTTTAAAATCACTAATTACTTTTAAGGGGAGTATAGATTTTTGTCTCTCTACATTAGCACGGTTAAAGTACACATCTTTAGATAATCTAGGTTGACACATACGCTCTGTATAAAAATCATCTTTCTCGTCTTCTTTTAATTGTTTTATTTTTTCCATATTATATTTATTTTTCCATGTAGGATTATTTTTTTTATCCAAAATTGCCGTTATTAACAATCTTCCTTCTTTATCTTTTAAATCCTCAATAACATTATGTACAATATCAGCTTCCGATATATAATTACCTAGCATTAATAAAGAACCATTAGAAGATAACCCAGTTTTAGCTTCGCCTAAATAATCTTTAATTGTTTGAGTCTGTAAAGGACTTCTTACCGTCTTTTTATTAGTAATATCATCAGCAATAACAAAATCAGGACGAGATGATTCTTGTAAATTACCACGTTGATTAGATAATATACCATCAGCAATTATCTTAAAATTATAATTAGGTATATTAAATCTATCTTTTCGTTCTTCTTTTTTTAAAATAGTTTTTTCAAAAATTTCCGGATAAAGAGTTTGATGTTTTATGTTTTTATAAAAATTATATATATCAGTAACTATCTGTGTTGCATTTTTGTTATCTAAAGATATTATTTTAATATATTTTCTATAATGATTCTCGTCATTACATATAGCAAAAGCAAGAAACACTTTTAATAAAGTAGTCTTAGCACTTCCCCTAAATCCAATATTAGCAAATCTTCCAATACCAAACCATGCTTTTATATACATTTTAACCATGTCATCATGAAAAGAAGCAGGTTTATCGGCAAAATAATCAGCGTTAAAAAAAGTTACATATAATTTAAACTTAAACAATATTTTTTTTATTTCAGTATTTTTATTAAACGTAAAAAGAAACCTTATAGAAGGAATATCTCCACTATATAAAATTTCTTTTAATTTTTTTAATTTTATATTTTTATTATTCATAAAACTTAAACAATATCATCTATAATATTGTTTATTTTCTTTTTATCTTCATCTTTTATTTCTAAAGAAGTTAATGACACCTCTTGTTTTTGAACAGCAGTACCAAATAATCTATCAATAATATCTTTATAATAATTAAAATTATTACCTTTAGAGGCATTTTTTATAGCATTAGATATAATTAAAGATTCTATACTATCTGGTGTAATATTCGTATCTCCTTTAGCAATTTTTCTAACAGCCTCGTTAAACACTGTCCGATAATTCCTTAAACCCTTCGGTCTTCCCTTCGGGTTGCCACTTTGCCCTTTTTTCCAAGTTTTTAAGTTAGAATTTGATTTTTTTCTATTCTTTGCTTTTAACTCTTTTAATTCAGTGGCTGAAAGTTGTTGTTTTTTCAATTTTTTTTTTTTCATTTTCTTATGATTTTACTTTTTATCATCTACTTTATCATCATTTTTTTGTTTTGGTTGGTTATTAATCTCATTATGCAATAATGTAGCTAAATTGTAAACATCACCATATTTACAAGAATAAATAAGATTAAATAAACTCTGAATACATTTTTCTGAAATTAAATATTTTTTTTCATCGTTCATATTTTTTTTAAATTAAATAAATTATATTAGTATATACTTAGCGTATAATACCACCCGTCCATCCAAGTTTAATATTTTTATTTCAAAAAGTCAAGTATTGCAAGACTGTAATTATTATACTTGATTATTTTTAGCTAATGTTAGTTATTTAATTTAGTTATACACATATCAACATTGACATACCTACTAATATATGATAATATATAAATGTAAGAGGTTAAGAGCTAGTAGGTGTTGAAATAATAAAAATATCTAACTACTCTACAAACCTTTTAATATTAATAAAGTAATAATAAAAATATGGAATTAATTTTTAGAAAAATAGGGATTAATACAGACAGATTAAGAGCTACTTAATATGATTATGACTGAAAAACAAAAAGAATTACAAGAAAAAATATTAAAAAGCAAAAATAGTAAATTATGCCTAAAATTTGCAGAAAATATTAAAGGGGCTGATTTGGATAAATTAGAAAAAATTATTATCCGTTACGGTAACCTTGATAATATCAATAGAATTAAAAAATTAAATAAAAAATTAACTATTAATGAATTTGCTAAAAAAGTTAATAGGTCTATAGCCACCATTAGACGGTGGATAAACAGCGGAAAAATTAAAACAACTTGGGAAAAAAGAGAAGTTATTCAATATCATAATGTTGTAGTTATACATAATCAAGAATTAAAAAAAATATGCTTAGAAAAAAATTAATTTTAAAAAAACCAAAGAAAAAACTTACTTTTAGTTATGGTATTTGTCCACGATGTAGTAAAAATATTACTACTAAATTTGAAAGAGATTTTATAAAAAATGACGGCATGTGCGTAACATGCAGTAAATTATACTTAGATTTTTAAATATGGAAAATAAAAAATTAATGCAAGATTTTTTTAATGATATTCTAGGAATATATTCAAAAGTTCAATATGTATTAGATTACACGAATGATGAAAATCTTATAAAAAATCTTAAAAAGTTTGAAAAATCAATAATACTTATGGCTAAGATAATTAATAGTAAATATTTAAAATAATATGAAAATAACTAGATTTGAAAATAAGGAAGATTGGTTTAATTTTAGAAATAAAAAAATAACAGGATCAAAACTTAAAGATATTGTTGTTTTAAAAGGTAAAAAAGAAAAAAAGGGTTATTATCAATTAATAGCTGAAAGATTATTTAAAGAAAAACAAAAATTAAATGAAGAAGAAAATATTACTGAAACACCTTTAAATAGAGGTAATAGATTAGAAAAAGATGTTTTAAATTTATTAGCTTTATTATTAAATAAAGATATAGATGATTCATTAATTATTTGGCAATCAGATTTTAACGAAAATATAGCGTTGAGTCCAGACGGTATAATTAATGATAATGAGGCGGTTGAAGTTAAATGTTTAGCATCGGCAACTCATATTGAGGCTTTTTTAAAAAAGGAAGTGCCAAGTGAATATAAATTTCAAGTTTTACAATATTTTATTGTTAATGAAAATCTGAAAACATTGTATTTTACTATGTATGACGATAGATTAATTGATAAAGTAGCGTTATTTTATATAGAAGTAAAAAGAAATGATTTATTGGAAGATATAAAAAAATATAAAAATTATCAAATAGAAAAATTAAACTTAATAAATAATATTGTTAATAGCATAATTAATACATAAAAATATGAATTTAAAGGATTTAAAAAAAGAACTACCTTATAAATGGAGAGTACAAAGTTTTAGTAAATACAAAGCATTTGCTCAATGTGTCAGTTATATTGATGCAAGAGATGTTATGAATTTATTAGATGAAGTTGTTGGTGCTGAAAATTGGAAAGATGATTTTAAAATAATTGATAATAAATTATTTTGTGGAATTAGTATAAAATTTAATAATGAATGGGTAACAAAATGGGATACAGGGAATGAAAGTAATATTGAAAAAAATAAAGGACAAGTAAGTGATAGTTTCAAGAGATCGGCTGTTAAATGGGGAGTAGGTAGGTTTTTATATAATTTAAAAATAAAGCATGTTATCACTAACGGAGCTAAAACAGATAAAAATAAATTTCCTTATGTTGTTGATAATAATGGAAAAAGAGTATGGGATTTAACTGAATTTATTAATAATACAAATATTAAAAAATTAGTAAAAATAAATAAACCACAATTAACTAAAATTCAAGATTTAATTAATTTTACAAAAAAAGATTTAGTTAAAATATTAAATGTTTATAAAGTTGAAAATTTAAAAGAATTAACTTTTGAAAATGCAAATAAATTGATAAACCAATTAATAATTATAAGTAAAACAATTAAGCCAGTAGAGATTAAAAAACCACAAATACAAGATATTTTAGATGGGGAAATTATAGACGACGAAACAAAACAAGCTGTTCAAGATTTAATTAACGGATAAATTATAATTATATGGTAGATTTAACTATTTTTAAAGAAGACCAAAACAAAGTTATTACTTTTATAAATAAAAATAAATGTAATAATATTATAACAATTAATGACGCTAGTAGTGCTAGTTTTATTATAAAATCAATAAATATTTACATTAAAAACCTAGATAATAAAAGGAAAAAAATAACTAAACCATTAGATGAAGCTAAAAAAAATGTAATGGATATGTATAAAAATACTGTTAATCCATTAATTGAATTACAAACAAATATTAAAAATAAATTATTTATTTTTGAGAAAAAAAGACTTGAAAAGCTAAGACAAGAGCAAGAAAAGCTAAGACAAGAGCAAGAAAAGCTAAGACAAGAGCAAGAAAAATTAAAAAAAGAACAAGAAGCTAGTTTTAAATTAGAAAATATAGAAAAAGAAAATAAAAAAGAATTAGAGATTAAAGAAATATCTACTGAAATAAAAAAAGTAAACAATAAAAAATTAAAAACTACTGAAAGTGTATCATCTATAAGAAAAATATGGACATTTGAAATTGAGGATATTTCAATAATACCAATTGAATATTTAGAAATAAATACTAAAAAAATAAACTCTAGTATTAAAGACGGTTTAAGAGAAATAAAAGGATTAAAAATTTATCAAAAAGAAACATTGATCACAAGATAATGCCAAAAACAAGAAGCATCACCCAAAATAAATACTACTGGGGGGTAGTACTAAACACAATAAGTATATATACAGAAAATGAACTTAAGGAAGTACATGATTTTTTTAAAGCTCAATTTTTAAGAAAAGAAAATGTATTTTTAAATGTACCAATGAGTACAACTAAACTTAATACAACTGAATTTATAGAATATATAGATAAAATAAAAAAATTTGTTGATGATAATCTAAATTTATATATTCCACCTATAGATGATATACCACTACCTATAGAATAAAAATAAACCACTCAAAACTATGAATAAATATAAAAAAGGTTGGAAAGAATTAAAAAGCAATAATAAAAAAAAAATAACAAAAGCTAGAGAAAATATAAAAAAATGTATTATTAATATAATAAATATATGATTAATAATACATTACAATATTCAATTTTAATATTATTTGTAATACAGCAATATTATATAAGTAAAAAAAATAAAAAGGCTTGGTTTATAGGTATTTTTTATCTATGTGCGATAATAACTTGGTTATATATTAATAATCAATTATTTAAGTCATACGGTATAACGATTAGTGTGGTTATCTCTTTTATAATGTGTATAATCAATTTAAAAAAATGGTAATATGGATAAATATAAGATTATAAAGTATAAGTTATATACAAGTAATAC